TCGCCATCTGCAGACATCCACTCGGTGGAAAGCACCCAAGCTGTGCACAAAGCACCCTCGGGAAAGATTTGCTCCCGAACATGGTGCAGCATGTTGGCTACTGGGGTGGGTTCTGGTGCAACATCCATAAGCCCATTGTAGGGCCACAGACCGTTATCTAAAGAGTGATGAGGCTCCAACAACCAAACCGATAACTAAAGCCCCTACAGTCCTAACAATCCACTCAGAACGTGACTCAAGACGGCTGACACGATCATCAAGATGGCGACGTTCAGCAACATAAGTTTCACGGCGTACAAACTCCTCCTGGACCCTTAAGGGTAGGTCCTTGACATCTTGGGACAGTTCATCGAGCCGTCTCAGGATTTCGCCTAGTGTGGGTTCACCTTGGGACATAGCCGTTGCCGTACCTTGTGTCCTTGGGGTTGAGCCAGTTGTAAGTCACCATGAGCACAGACCCTGCTCCGGCATATAGAGCCGCTTTCAATGTTGTCTCTGAGTAGTTCCCTGCGGTCAGGATGGCTGCGATAAAGGTTGTGAGGAACACTTTGGCTGCGGTTGCCCCAGCTGCGGTGAGTTGGTTCAGTGTGTCGTGGCTCATGGCTTCGTGGCAGGCTTCTTTGCTGGTGGCTTTGGTGATGGCTTCTTAGCGATTCCGCCAACTCCTGACAGTTTGATAACCGTTTCAGGATCGATGCACTTGTTGTTGTACAGGAATGGTGCCACCCTCATCTCGAGGTGTAGGTGTGGGCCTGATGACTTGGTGCCAGTGGAGCCGATGTAACCGATGATGTCGCCAGCCTCAACTTTGCCCTTTCCGATGACGGCTAGGTTGACGTAGGCGAGGTGGGCGTAAAGGGTTTGTAGTTTGCCCGGTGCAACACCCTCAGTTTCGATGATGACGTGGATGCCGTATGCCAAGCCCCAGCCACCCATGCGGTTAGCGTGAATAACTTTGCCACCTGCAACTGCATACACTGGGTCACCATAGTTGCCTGCATAATCGGTGCCTGTGTGGAACCCTGCCTGCCATACGCCACCCTTGGTGCCGAACTTGCAGGTTACTTCGCCTGTCTTGGTTGGTTTATGAAAAGCCATGATTTAATCCTATCTTTAGATGCTGTCGTTTGTTGGTGCTAGACCGAGTGACACATTGAGGTATCCCACACCTGTTGTCCACGTGAAGTTCTCTACAAAGTAGGTGGCTGTGCCCCCACCTAGTTGTGAGGGAACTGGGATGGTGACCTTTGAGCCACAGAATACGCCCAGCAGGTTGATTCTGGTGGTGTCTGACATGTCTGGGCTAGTTAGGGTGCATGACACTGCTTCTGGTCGCCACACTGGGGACTTGAATCCTGCAATGAAACTGTTCGCCAAGGTTTGGGCATCAGTCAGGTTGTGAAGTCTGGTATTACGTTCACCAGTACGCCTACCAAACTTACCTATCGAGGTTGAGTCACTAGCCTTGGCATCTGTACCGTTACGGATAACTGTCACATCGTTACCAATGGCGGTTATGGATCGTGTGAAAGCGATGCTGGAATCTATGTCACTAGCTGTGAGTGTAAAGGCTGAACGGCTGGAACGGTCTGATCGCCTGTCGTACCAGATGGTGCCATCTGCCCGGTCATAGAACACACCACCTGCACTGGATGCTGAGGCACGAATCTCATCATAAAGGTTCTCTGTGCCTGCATGGGTTATAGCATTAAGGACTGCTCCACCAGTTTGTGGAATGGTAGTCGAATTGTATGTATCGGCATTGTTGTATTTCGAGCCAATTCCCCAGTCACTCATCATGGCGAGAATCTGGGCACCTGCATAGTCTTGGCTGTAGTTAATCGGTGTGCAGCGGTTCCACTCAAGTGTGCCGATGGCTGCCATTGCTGTGATCGTGTAGGTAGGGATGCCAGTGCCGTTGCTGTAGTTACGGTACGAGAACGTAATGTCTGTAATCATGCCATTAAACAGGTCGTAGGCGTATTCACCCACCTGTGTGTACAGCTGCAGTGGGTCAGCGATGGTGGGCGGTGTGAAACTTGACAGTGGTGTGAGTTGCACTGTCATGGTACGGCCAGTGGGCTGGGTTGTTGTGTCGTACCTGCCACCACTGATGTTGATGGACTGGATTTCGGCATGGTTGCTGTATGAGGTGGGTATTGCTTCCCCATCAGTAAGGGTGAGTACTGGTGTCCAGGTGCTCATTAAAAGATACTTCCGTTCAGGTTGACTGTGCCTGTTCTTAGGCTAGATCGTCTCATTAGTTGCTCGATGCTTCGGCGGGCTGATTCGGCATCCACAATGCCGTTCAGGTTGATTACTGTTGAGCCACCACCCATTGTTTGGCGGTTACTTCGGATGGCACCAGAGCCACTAGGAACAAACAACTCTGGGCCACGTTCGCCAACAAGGTAGGGACGGTTACGGCTTACTGGGCCACCCATGGCACGTCTACCATCAGGGCCTGATGCTCCGTTATCCCACGGTGTGACATCGAAGTTACGACCAAACAAGCTGATGTCACCTGTCTGCCAGAAGCCCGGGGTGTCCCACCATTCTTTAGCACCACGTACTGCATTTGTGATGCTGGTGATGGCGTTAGCGAATGTGGTCATAGCACCAGCGATGGTGTCTAAAGTTGATGCACCATCTTTACCCTTTGGGTCAGCAAGGCTGGTGAACAATTTTTCAAAGGATTCAGCCATGGTCTTTAGGGATTCGCCCAAGGTGTAGGCGGCAGACTTGCCGGGCTCGTAGCCCATAGCCTTACCTACAGCACGAAGTTTAGGGCTGATAGTTTCTTGCTGAGTCCCTGTAAATCCGTCACGAACTTCACCCAAAAACGGAAGTAAATCGTTCTTGATGTAGTTCAGCATGCCCTTTAACTTAGGCAGAATCTTGTAACCCACAGACTCTTGGAACTCAGACCAAGCAATCCTTAGACCCTCGACTGAACCTGCATAAGTGTCAGACGCTGACTTAGCCTGACCACTAAAAGTTGTGGACAGGTTCTTAGTGATCTGGTCAAACGACATAGTTTTGAGTTTGGCTTTGTCGATACCCACACCAAGTTTGCCCAGTGACGTCTTGTTGCCCAGATACGCCTTAGACAGGGCACCAACAACACTGTCCAGACTCTTGCCAGTACCAGCCGACACATCGAGGGCTAGTCGCATGAGTGTCTGGGACTTACTGACCGACTTGGTGGCCGTTACTAACTTAGCCATGGCTGGACGAAGCTTGTCGTCGGCAATGTTGAACTGGAACTGTAAAGCCTCAATGGTCTTTTCAGCTGCTTTGGTCAAATCCTTTTGAGACTTGGTGTTGTTCTTGATGGTTTTGGCTAACTGCTTCTGGGCCTTGTCATCCTCGATGGCAGCCTCAACAGCGTTCTTACCAAAAAAGATGGCAGCGGCACCCATAGCGGTGAACGATGCAGCAACAGCAGTACTTACTACCCTGACACCATTCTTAAAGCGTTCAAGGTTCTTTTCAGCAGACCTTAGACTTTTAGCAAAATTCTTAGTGTTAGCACTCAACCCAATACTGATTGAGCGACCAATGCTACCTGCCATATTTACCCCTTAGCCAGTCTTGGCAGATTTCCTGCACAGATGATTCCCAAGCTGCAAACGTAGGCGCCATGTATTTGTCGCTGGCAGCCTTAGTCCAACCTGGCTTCACAACATTCTTGGGCCATGCAACTAAGGTAGTTTTGTTACGGTATCGGCCCTTAGTGTTGTCACTGTTTTGTGGATTGTAAACACCAACAATGGTGCCGTAGCGAAGCATGTTGCTACTGGCTGCACGATTAAAGGTTGTTGTACGGCGTTCCGATTTTGGCTTGGGTCTAGGTCCCTCGAAGTTTAGATCAGCCCATCCCTTACTCCGCCATTTACGGTTACGGTGGCCACCATAAAACGGACCTTTGGCATAACCGACATAAACCTTGGGCACACGATCTCGACCTACACGGACTGACTGTGCCAGCAACGGACCCACAGTTGGTGCATGTCTCAGAATCTCACCAATAACAATGGGCTTAATAATGGTGTCAGCAATTACTCGAGCATCGCCACGTAATTGAGTATTAGCCTCTTTTGGTAAATCCTTGAGGGCACGTAACACGGCGTAGTATTCGTCAAGGTCAAAGTCAATGGCCACACCACGCCGATAATTTCGGCTACGACTTGGTGCTGCCATGTCACTGCTCCTTGTACAGGTCGTTAATTGTTGCTATGTCTTGCCAGTCCAAATCATCCCAGTCAAGCCGGATAACCCCAGCAACAGCCAAACTTAAACGCTGTCTGTTGAGGCTTCCGGCTGGGTGGGGTTTGTTTCACCCTCGCTAAAATCCTCGATGCTGTCCAAGTTATCTAGCCAGATTTCAAACGGCTCATTGGTCACATTCTTACGAGCTAGGACAGCCCATGTGAGTGTAGCCAAATCCTCGAGCCCAATACGTAGGCTTACATCTTTGCCGTCTTGCTTCCACAGATCACTAAACTTCTGCTTCGTGATTCGTTCCCACTTGATGAAGTCTGCTGGCAAGGTTGTTACCTCACCAGCGACCCCACCATGGACGTAACTGATTGTGATTTTCATGGTCCTTGCTCTTTTCTGTCGTTAGACGGTTGTTGCTGTTACTGAGCCATCCTCAACAACGAATGAAACCGATGTTGTAAGAACGTCATTTGCAGCTCCACCAAGTGGTGGGAATACTGGGAACACGTTGAACGTGTAAACGGTTGCTGTGCCAGTTGCACCATTAACCTTGAGGCTTGCAACGATGCTGGTGTCTGGTGCTGTGTTGGCAAGGTTCCAAAGAGCCTTGCATACACTGTTGCTGGTTGTGCCTGACGAGGTTGATACCCAGTCTTGGTACAGTTCAACATCGAGTGTGCCTGACTTGGCTACTGTCTTGTATGAACGGCCTGACAGGGTTTCGATAACCTGCTGATCGTTCTCAACGGTCAAGGTTGCTGATGCAGCAACATCTTGGTAATTGACTGAGTTGATGGTCAGAGTAAGGTCATGACCAGTTGCATAGATAAGAGCCATTACTCTTACTCCTTTGTGGTTTGTATGGTTAGTGTTACTTCGGTGGACAAACAATCAACAGGACCGTTCTGAACGAGACCGGGCTGAGTGAATGTGCCAATCTGAACGCCTGATGGCAGAACGTCCAAAACTTTTGTCATCAATGTTTCAAGGTTCATGATCGATGCTTGATTGTCAATCATGGCCACCATGAGTGTCACCTTGAAGTTCATGGTCAAGCGGTTGATGCTGACCACTGGGAACTCGACATAGGGCTGACCGGGAACCAGTACCACACACGGCACAGGCATGTTTTCCATCGGCTGCTTAAAGACGGTGTACCCTGCACCCTCGAGGGCTGTGGCTAATTCTTGGCGGGCTGTGGTGATGCTCATCCGATCATTGCTCCGACATCACGGTAACGGCTAATCAAACCCATTACTCGGTTCAGGATGGAACGGCCCATCAGGTAAGGTCCGGGCTGGAAGTCAATACCTTGAGCCTGCCCACCTGGCACTGTCCACGAGTTGAACACATCGACAGCAATCATCATGGCTGCAGTACGGACAGCAACCACATTGTCATACGTTGCAGCTGCAGACAGTTCAGCCTTACCCATAGGTAGGTAATGGTGGGCTGGTGTATCGGTGCCAGTCTTAGCGACAGTGAATGAGTAGGCGAGACGGTCTAGCACTGTGTAGGTGCCGTCATAGTCGGTGCCAGTGATCACTACCGACTGCCCAATGGCATAGTTGTGGCGGCGTACTGCAACAAACGTCACCTTATTGTTGCTAAGCACTGCACTAACAATGCCAACAGCGTGGGTCTCTAGGAAAGGTTCCAGCACACTTTCGGCGGTCTGGATGACATCATCAAGCATTGCATCTGGGTACAGGTCGCCAACACCTAGAGCAGTTTTCAACTCTGAGATGGATACGTACGCCATGTTTACTCCTCGATGATGTGGTGTTGTGGGGGGCTAGCAGGACCAACTAGCCCCCCCAACGATTGGTGCTTAGGAAAGGTTGAAGCGGCGAACGCCTGTAGCCTTCTTAACAGCGATACCCATGTAGCCGTACACGCCAACTTCAATCTGGCCTGAACCAACTACAGTAACCTGCAAGCGAGTTTGTGGTGATTCGTAAACGGTGACTGCACCCGGAACAACAAGGAATGCTGAGTCATCGATGACACCACTGGTGGTGATGTTCGGGTCAACGTAAAGGTTTGCACCAAGAACGTTGCCAGTGATTGAACCGAAGCCAACGTTACCTGATGCATTCGATGGAGCCACAGCGTTGTACAGTGAGCGGCCTGTCGTGTCAGCGTAACCCATGATTGCAGCCCACTGATCTGTGGAAGCAACAAGGTTGGATGCGTACTCGCTGGTGCCCTTGAATGCTGCTGCACCTTCAACGGCGATGAATGACTGCAAGCCTGCAGCGGTTGCTGCAACACCAGTAGCGGCGGTGCCACTAGCTGCGAATGCTGCAAGAACAGCGTTGTCGGTTGCCTTAGCGTAAGCCTTGCCCATCTCGTTGATGAGTTCCTGGTAGAACGCTGGGTTAGAGCGGTCAAGCAACTCGAACGATACGGTGTTCTGGCCAGCGTACTTCTTGACCGTTACGGTCTGGTAGTTGCTGGTCATACCTGTTTCGCTGAATGTGCCAGCCTCGGCAGTTTCAGCAACAGTTGGTGCCGTACCCAATGCTGGGATGGTGAATGAAAGACCTGATGCAGGTAGTGTGCCACGGCTTACAGCATCAACAGCAGGACGGCCAGCGAACGTGCTGGTGACGAACTCGTTGAGGTGCTGAGGCAGTGTAAGACCGGTGTTTGTTGTGGTGCTGTCATCAGCTGCACGAACATACTGGCGTGACTGGTCATCACCCTGAGCGGCAAGGATGCTGTGCTCAAGGTAAGAAGCAGCGTTCACGATTGGTGATCGTGGTGCTGTGGTGAATACAGGAGCAGCAGCGGTAACCGTTCGAGATGCCTCGACAGGTGCTGCCACTTCCTCTACAACGTCAGCCACTGGGGCTTCGGTGTTTTCGGACATGTCAATCTCCTCGATTGATTTGGTTTCAGTATCAGCGGACGCTGCTACCTGTGAGACCTTAGCCGACTCGAACGCTGGTTCTGTGACTAAGGAAACTTCAATTAGGTTGGCTGACAAGACATGTAAGCCATCCTTTTTCTGGATGCTGTCAGTGATGCTTGCACCGACTGAAAGTCCATCACGGAGCCCCTGTGAGGCTTCAACGAGGCTGTCAGTACCTGCTGAGGTCTGTGCCACCTTGAATGTGGCGTTGATACCTGCATCAGTAACTTGGAATGATTCCATGCGACCAATTGGGCGGGTGCCATCATGCTGCAACAGCAACTTCACGGATGCTGGGTCAACGGTTAGTGATCCAGCTTCAAAGATGACCGGACCCAGTGATGTGGCACCAATTTCACCGAACGGCACAATCTGCCCAGTGATGGTACGACCATCTTGGGATGCTGCAGTGATTTGGCTGCTAAAGCGTACTACTAGTTCAGGCTGACTCATCGGAACCTCCAAACGGTGCAATTGCTGTTGATGGTGCATAGTCCACCATTTCTCGTGCTTCATTAACAGTGATGATGCCTGCTTGGGTAAGACTGATGGCAATGTCTGCTTGGTCTGCTGGGTTACCTCGTAAGAAGTCGTCCAGGTCAAACTTGACGTACTGTCCTCGAGGTGTCACATCATCCATCGATAGACGGTCCTCGATGCAGGTGTAAATTGGGCGAATACCAAAATCGGCAAGGGAACGGCGTTCAGCACTGACGTTGCTGTAGGTGCTGGATGCTGACTCGGCGTTCAAGTACCATGCCGGGATACCCATGAGGCGAGCAATCTCACTAGCTGCATGAGCACGGGCCTCAACAAGTTGCATCTGAGCCGAGTCAAACCCGAGTGTTTGCAGTTTAATTGGGCCCTCGGTGTAGGCGGTTGAACGGTCACGACGAGCCTGCCTAAAGGATGCGAGAAGTTTGGCAACCGAATCGCCATCAAGGTTCATGCCCTCATTGTTGAGCACCATCTGTGGGACAGGCTCTGCAGCCATACGATAGGCGGCTGACTCGAGCTCGATGGCGGTCTGGATGGTACGGCCTGCACGAGACAACACACCCTCATCCCAACCTTGGAACACAATCAAG